ATTACCTTTATGCTGTTAATTTCAATGTCGTCAATATCATAGAGAAGATCTTTAACTATATCAGACACAACTTTTTCGCCTTCTTTTTTCTTAGATGCTGCATCACAGGTCACAGGTAAATGACTAGACTCGTCATCTATCTCAACCTCTGCTGTAATCTTAAACTTCATTCGATCTTACTCCTGTTCTCTATGTCCCTAATCATGGCTCTTAAATACCACTCTGCTTTTTTTAAATCCTCAACACCATTCTTGTATCTCCATCTGTGAAGATATTTTATCACATTGCCCTGACAATAGGAAGAAAAGTGTTCACTTAGTTGTTGTTGAATATATTCAATACACTCCATACCACCATTATTATAGTGGGGAGGACTATTAACTCTATCTACTTCCACTTGCTCAGTGTTCCTAGTTGTATTCTTTTCTTCTTCTCTGTCAACCATTTTTTAGGTATCTCCTTGTCTGTCCATTTAAATCCATACTTGTCACACCAATCACAGTATCTAGTTGTCGATCCTTTGTTAATAACATTATATGCGTTCTGAAACAAAAAGCGTATATCTAACTCAGGATATTGCTCTTGTATCAAAAGATGTTTCACCCTATCTTTCGGTCTGAACCACCCTTTCGCTTCAATAATAATACCATTGTTAAGAACAAAATCAGGCTTGTAGAGCCGGAACATTTGCACTGCGTATCTGATTGACATTTTTTCATATCTAATCCTTTGCTTGAGAAGGCGCAACTCTTTGGCTACGCTCTCCTCAAACTTGCTCCTAAACTGTATCTTGGGCATCAACTAACTTTACATAGTTTATCAAAGGTGGTGTAGCAGACTTAGAAACTTTTGAGGGAAGAACTTGGAGATCCCAACACTTTTCTCTATACGAGCATAGACTACACTCAATGCCTAGCTTCATGTTACCACTAGGTTTGCCGTAGTAAGTCTCAGCTACTGGCTCATAGCATCGCTCAAACGGCTCGTCATTATTTATATAGTCTACTGTGTTTTGTATCTTCTCCATTTCTTCTTTGACATCTACGCCACTAGCACTAACGTATTTAAAGTTTCCATTCGCCTTGTTTACAACCCACCATCCACCGACAGGAACACCTTTCGCTTTTGAGTAGCCAACGAGTTGGGACACATACCCAAAGCTGTCTTTGCTCTGTAGTGTTTCAAAGTCTATGAATTTGTTTTCATATGCCCAAGGAGAGGCAGACTTAACATCGTCCACCTTTCCATTTAATACGAGGTCGTAAGTCCCATCAACATGTCCCCCCTTTACTGGTAAAGAAACTTGCTCACTGTCATCAAACTTAACGTCTGCCGCCCTTAGTAAGCCTTTAAACACAGCTTCTATAATATCACCAAGAATCATGTTGATAAGAAAGTAGGGAGAGTCAGATATTTTTTCTTCAGGATGGTTCTTATCAAACCATAGCTGACACTTCTTACGTCCAATGTTAGACATACGAAGCTTAAATGTCCTCTTCTCCCCTGAGAATTGACGACTCAAAGCATCTCTTACATCCTTAGCCACCGTATCAAGCACAGCAGTATCAGCCTCTGCTTTGCCAGACATGACCTTTTGTAGAAAAGAATGAATCGCCAGTTCTGCAGGATGGTTCATCTACTACTCCTCTATCTCAACGACATTGGCAACAATATCGTTTTCCTGATCGGAGAGTTCCTCAGGTCTACGATGTTCTTCCCACTTGCTGAGAGTAAGGGAGTTCATAGATTCTACCCACTCGACAAAGTTGTTCAACACTTCTTGATCGTCAGTGGTGATCTCTACTACTTTACCTAGTGTAGGTTTCAACACAGCATAAGTTGCCCCACTAGGAATACTCTTTACTTCTGACCCAAGATGCAACAAATGTTGAATGGGAAGCCTGTTCTTTCGCTGAATCTGATTAAACATATCAGTTATAGCGTTGAAGCTATCTCTGTTTTTAATCCTCATTAGGAAAGGGAACTCTTTAACATCCACTGGTTTACCATCGGCATCCTTAGCCTTGTCGAGAGTACACAAACCAAAGAGAACTTTAAACCTATCGGTTGCTCTCATAAGGTCTTGTGTTTCTTGTGGCAACGATTTAAAATCCTTAACATAACCTGAAGGTCTACCACAGTTAAACCCTCCATAGTTGTCCTTCAGATCGCCATTCAAAGACGTTGCCATTACTGTTCGTAACATACGTCCTTCACCACCGTCAGGTCTTGTGAAGTTCTTGTCATACCTCTGCCACTGAAAGCGTTGCATGAAAGATCGTATAGTTACCTTATCACTGTAGTATACAGTATCATCAGGGAAAGTCACAGAGAAAGCACCGGCTTTTACTATGGCTACTTCCATAGTTTCACCATCCACTTCCTTTGTACCCATAACATTCTGGTGTACTTGCTTCACCTCTGCTAAAGCTGAAGTGCTTTTTGCAGGTGTGTTCGACATCCCCATTAATTCTGCTAGATCAGCAGGGGATTTACCAATTACTTCTAATGCGTTTTCCATGTATTACTCCTATTTAGAAATGCAATTTTATCAGACTACATCTTTTACGTCAAGCCAATTATCACCTATTTTTGATTCTAATAACATAGGAACATTGACTTCTATATCATAATGCTTTTCGATTATCTTTTTTAGATTGTCGTTAACATCTTTGATAATATCAAGTACATTACTTTCTTCTGCAGGATGAACATCCAATACAACAGAGTCATGCACTGTGTTTACTAAAACACTCTTTAACTTATCGTTTTTTAAACGCTTCTCTATCTCCAACAGTACAATAGGAACTATATCACCAGTGGCAAATCCTTGCACTGGATAGTTCTTAATCATGGTAAAGTGTGTTGGAGTTCCACTTGCCCTTCTCTCTACATCAGGAAAAGAATACTGCCTACCTGATGGTATCTTTATTCTGCCAAGGTTGATAGCCTCGTCACCTAGTTTCTTGTGCCACTTAGCTATACCTTCATACTTGTCCATAAAATGTGTATAGTATTCAGCTTCAGCTTTCGTTCTACCGTACCCAGTAGCACCGTACAGAGGCGCAAAGGTATGTGCTTTAGCTTCTTGCCTAGTCGTAGGTTGTCCTGCCTCAGAGATGATCTGAGCCGTGTAGGAGTGAACATCAAAACCAGTAGACACTTCTTCCATAGCTACTTTGTCTTGTGATAATAAAGCTGCAACTCTAAACTCTAACTGTGCAAAGTCAGCCTCCAATATCTTACCCTTCATGCCAAAGCTGTCACAGTTCCAACGAGAAACAAAAACCTTCTTCACTGGAAACGTACCACCTCTAGGCATATTCTGCATATTAGGATTGCGTCCACTAAACCGTCCAGTGGCTGTGACATGCTGAGTGAGGGTTACATGTAAGAAGCCATCCTTCTTTGTGTAATGTTCGATACCATCAACAAACGCAGAGAGGTAACTAGATACAGCACTCTGTCTCTTTAGGTCTGTCAAGAAAGTTTCTGCTGTTTTCATCTCTTTTGTCTTAGCTATATTTATTAAATGCTCCAAGTTGCCTTTGCTCGTAGAGAAACCATTAGCACTAACCCACTCCTTTGACGGTGGAAAGAACCCTAATCCTGCCATGTGTCGTAATTTTGTCAGCACATACCCTCTTGTATCACACTCAGGGCATCTGTTTGGCTTGACAAAAGGTGTACCGTCTTTTTTAGTCTTGTATATTTTACCTTTACCCTTGCATTTATGACACACACTAGCTTTTGTTTTGACCATCATAGCACTATTATCCTTGACAGCTTGTTTGAAATCCTCTTTTCCATCTACCAAGTCGAAAGCCACTGCCCATTTCTTCTTGTCATACAGTATTCTTGAATAAATTACCTGGCTAATCTGCTCTGGGGAGTTAAGATTTATAGGTGTATCGCCCATAAGTTCTCTAACTTGCTCCTGCAACCGTTTCTCTATGGCTACTAGTTCCTCTTCAAAGTCAGAACGCACCTTCTGTAAAGCATCTTTGTCTATCTTAAATCCATTCATGTACATTCTCGTCAATGTTTTGCACACTTCATTAGTTATATCTCTAACTTTTACTAGAGATTTAGACTCAGGTTTGTCATACTCCTCCATAAGTCGCCAGTAGAGAGCCTTTGTTACGTTTAAATCTTGTCTAAGATACTCTGATAACTCGTCAAGAGGTATTTCATCTGTTTGAAACCCTCGTCTAAAGTAATCTTTAAGTGTATCAGACTTCTTCATGTCAAGGTTGTAGCGAACAGCACAGTTTTCTAGACTCACAGACTCCTTCTGACCACGTTGTAGGACATACTCCCCTAGCATAGTATCAAAAATCTCACCATCGTACTTAAAACCACATGCCCAAAGCCACTGAAGGTCATACTGTAAGTTGTGACCAATTAATAATGTCGCTTGGTCAAGAACTTTCTGCAGCTTTTTATTTGATTCATCATCTTCTATTGTCTTTTCTTTATGATCGAACACAAAAACAGTTGAAGTTTCTTCCAACCAATCTTGTACACCCACAAGTGTCAAAGAGTTGTCAGATTCGAATGGATCAAGATGCCACTTACCATCTCTCTTAGTAGTTGTGTTTTCTACATCTAGAATTATCTTCATATTTTTTACCTTACCTCCTTGATATCCTTTCTGTGTAGCTTTTTTATTTAGAAAATCTTTTTCCTCGTATGTTTTTATAGCGTGGCAGTTTGCACAAAGCAACTGACATTTTCTCATTTCTACCTTAAGAGTTCTTATACCACCACCTGCGTGAACAAGGTTGCTTATGGAATCCCTCTTCTTAGATTTGTCTAAGTGATCGAACTGTAACGCATGAGGACTATCATTAAAGCCACACTTTATACAGCCACCTA